CCAGCGGCCGAGGCAAAAGCGCAAGAAACAATTAAGGTTGTAACTGAGGATTTGGTTAAAAGACTTGATAAAATTGTAAGAGACTTGGCAAGGAAAAACCAATGACTTTACCGCCAGTTTTTACGACGCTTCGTCAAAATGCCACAGTGCTATCGACGGTCGGAAACCGTATATACAGGCACGGCGATGCGCCACAAAACGTAACCAAACCATACATTACTTGGTTTGTTGTTATGGGTATGCCCGAGCTGCAAATATCTGGCTCGCCGTGCTCAGACAAAGACACCGTGCAAATAGATTGTTGGAGCGAAAACGATTCTGAAGTAGAATTGTTAGCATATGCAGTCAGAAGTGCGTTGGACGATGCTAAAATCACCAACAGAATTGTAGTTAACGGGCGAGAAAATGAAACCCGCCTTTATAGATTCGGTATAGAAGCCGATATTATTCGTTCTAGGAGTTAAAAAACATGACAACGGGCGTGATTCAAACCCAAGGCACAGAGCTGTATTTTATTGACACTCTGACCTCAAGCGCTGCGGCCATTATCAAACTTGATTGCCCGACTGGCATTACTGGTTTGGGCGGCGCAGTTGACCAAATCGAAGTTACCTGCTTGGACACTCTTGATGACAAAGAGTATCGCTCAGGCTTAGGCAACCCCGGTACGGTCTCGATTCCGTTTAACTTTATTCCGTCATCGTCTTCGCATCAAATCTTGTTTGATTTGAAAAACGGCAGCACGATTACCCAATGGATGATCGGTTTCTCGGATGGAACCGCAGACCCAACACTAAGCGGCAGCGATCTTTTTGTGGCCCCAGTTGGCCGCACTACCGCTGAATTTACGGCTTACGTTTCAGACGTTAACATTGACATTGCAACCAATGAAATCGTGCGCGGCACGCTGACATTGCAGCGCTCTGGAACCGTTGACTGGACGTATGCCTAATTATGCTAAATGAATCGTTTTTTGTTTCTGACAAAGTTCAGGAAAAAAAGGTGAGTTTGGCCGACGGCAGTGAGCATGTCCTTTATTTTAAGGAGCTTCCTGCTGTCGAATTTCGCAGGTTTGCGCTTGCTGAGCAATCAGATAACGACGACGTTAAAGCTGCGTCTGTGGCCAAGTTGATTGCTTCTAGTCTGTGCGAGCCTGACGGTAAGCCTGCCATCACATTTGAAAAAGCATTGCAGCTTAAAGCTTCTGCAATGAACGCCATTTTTGAGGCAATGCTTGAGGTAAACGGCCAAAAAAAAGGATAATTGCCGGAAGTGAAGACCACTTTTGGCATATTCTTGCTTTGGCTTTAGGCGGTAAAACCATTGCCGAATGGCAAGAAACCATGACCGAAACAGAGTTTCAGTCGTGGATTGAGTTTTATAAGCTCGCGCCGTTTGATGACTTGCACAGGTTTTACCGCCCAGCGGCGTTAATTTCACGATCATTTGCTGGTGGCGATGTCGGCGATTTGTTAGAATGGTTGCAGCCTAGACCGCAATCAAAAGAATGGAGTCAGGCTGACATAAACACTTTTAAGGCGTTTGGCATGAAAGCGCCGCCGCCAAGGGGTAAATAAATGGCCGCCGGAAGCATCGTAATTGATCTGTTGATGAAGACTGGCTCTTTTGAGACTGATAGCAAACGCGCAGAAAAAAGATTAAAAGACTTTGAAGCAACCGCTAAAAAGAGCGCCTTGGCCATTGCTGGTGTTGCTACTGCGGCCATTGCTGGCTTTGCTGCAATGGCAAAAAGCACCATCAATAGCATGGATCAAATGTCAAAGATGGCGCAACAAGTCGGTGTAACAACCGAAGCGCTGTCTTCTCTGGGTTACGCCGCACGGCTATCGGGAGTTGAACAAAACAATCTGACGCAATCTCTTGCCAGACTTTCTCGCGGAATGATTGATGCAGCGGCAGGCACTGGCGAGGCTAAAAAAGCTTTTGATGCTCTTGGTATTGATGCGTCAACCATGAAAAGTGCTGACGAAGCGCTTTTGCAGGTTGCTGACAGGTTTTCAAGGATGGAAGACGGAGCGCAAAAGACAGCGCTGGCCATGCAGCTATTCGGTCGCTCAGGCGCTCAGTTAGTACCGTTTCTTAACCAAGGGCGCGACGGCATAGCAAATCTGCAAAGAGAGGCGGACAGGCTTGGCATTACTCTTAGCGGCGAAACAGGTAAAGCCGCTGAAGAATTCAATGATTCTTTATTTAGATTGCAACAATCATTTGCAGGCATTGTTAATAATGTTGTGCGTGACTTGTTGCCAGCAATGCAAGATTTTGTAGATGTTATTTCAAATGCATGGATACAAACTGACCAAATGAGATATCAGTCTGAAAGGCTTGTTAACACGGGCTTAACAGACTTTTTTGATGCTTTGGGAAGTGGGGTTGCAATTGTTGCTGATGTTTTTGTTGGCTTAGTTAAGTTAATAGATGCAGTTAGCTCAAGCTTTCAGGTAGTTACTGCTGATATTAAAGCAATGTCTGCGGCAGCAACGGCTTTAATTACAAACATTACACCGGGAATTGATTTATTTTCTCCGGGGGCAACTGAAAGAGCAAATCAAAACCTTGCTCAAGAGCTAGAAAATAGAAACAGAATTGTAGAAGAAGCCAATCAAAAATACATTGATCTTTGGACTTATCAGGGCGATAGGTTTTATAGGTCTTGGACTTATGCCAGAGAGCTAAGAAAAGGCACTAATATGGGTGACGACGAATTGCACTGGCCGTCACAAACAACCCCGCCAAGCCTTCAGATGAGGACAACAGGAACCGACAAAATAAAAGAACAAATTGATGCGGTTAAAAAAATTGTTTTTGAATATGAGCGCCAAAGAGATTTCCAGCTTGAAATGATGGAAACAGAAGACCAGATGCTTGGAATGACTAGAGATCAAGCTGAGGTTCAGAAAGTTATAAATAAAATACTAGAAGAAACTAGTAAAAACTTACAACAAATTGCTGACAAGCGACTTGAGGCGGCTAACCTTGGCGCAGGACAAGCCGTGTTAGATCAGTTTGATGCCGAAGCTGAAGCAATTCAAGAGCTTTCAAAAGAATATGTGCAGCTTGCAAAAAATCAAAAACAAGCCTCTATAGATGCTCAAAGAACTTTTTCTTTTGGGTGGAATAAGGCTTTAAACCAATATGTTGAAGACGCGACAAATGCCGCTTCAATAGCCGCAGACACTTTTAACTCTTTAACCAACAATTTAAGCAATTCAATTGCTAAGTTTGTTGAAACGGGAAAGCTTTCTTTTAAAGATCTGACCCAATCAATTATTGCCGACATATTAAGAATTCAATTGCAGGCACAAGTTAGTCAGATTTTCGGGCAGGTTGTTGGTATCGTTGGTAGCGCAATTGGCGGGATGTTTGCATCTAGTACAGCAATGACCATTCCACAGGCCACAGCAATGGGGCCGGGGACAACGGCAGGCGGGGCGGGTGCGGTTGCTTTTCCTGTAAGTTTAGCGACTGGTGGGTACACTGGCGATGGCGGCAAATACGAGCCTGCTGGCGTGGTTCACCGTGGGGAGTATGTACTTAACGCCGATGTCACAAAAAAGCTTGGCATAGGCTTTTTAGACCGTTTAAATAGGGGTTATGCAGACGGGGGTTATGTTGGCGCTGGCGCTCCGTCTGGTGCGGGTATGATGGCCAAGGGTTTTCAGGTTAATATCATTAACCAGTCAAGCCAGCCTGTTACGGCTAGGCAAACAACACCCCAGTTTGACGGCGAAAAGTTTGTGCAAAATATTGTTTTGCAGGACATTAGGCGAAATGGGCCAATAGGTCAGGCATTAAGAGGGGGCGCGTAATGGCTACGCTACCAAATTACGCTTGTGTTTTGTTGGAAGGTTACGAAGAAAGCCCAGATTTTGGCGTGTTGCGCTCAGACATGGATAATTCTGTGGCAAAACAGCGCCCTCGCAGATCTTTGCCAATTGTTACTAGGTCGGTAAAGATTAAGGTAGAAAACAAAAACGAAAAAGCGCTTTTTGATGAATGGTTTAAAGACGATTTGAATGGTGGTTCTGGTTTTTTTAACTATGTTGACCCTTTAGATGGTCAAACAAAGCAGGCTAGATTTGTTTCTGGCGTTATTAGATGGACTAGCCCCGGCGTTATTTGGATCGCCGAAGCTGAGTTAGAGACAATCGGATGAGAAACTTTAGCGATAACGCAAAAGAGAATTTGCTTGCCGTTTCAGCGGACGAGCCATTTCTTATATTGCTTGAAATTACACATCCAGACTTGCCTACACCGATTCGCGTTGTTGATGATGTTCAAAATGTCACAAGCAATGGCGAGGAATTTATCGCTTTGCCGTTTAGAATCTCTTTGCCTGACGATATTGGTGGGCAAATCCCGCAGGCTACGCTTGAGGTCGACAACGTAGGCAGAGAACTTACAACGTGGCTAGAGGTTAGCCGCGGCGGTGTTGGTGCTAAATGTCGCGTTATGCAGATATTGC